TCCGCAAGCTCATCGGTCATTCGCCCGACCGGTACGACGCACTCGCGTTGTGTGCTTGGGAACCTGCATCGCTCACCGAGGATCCCGACGACTTATCGCCTGCCGCGCTGCAAGCCATGTCGGCCGAGCAATCGCTATACGACGGTACGGGGATCGATCCGTATGAGGGGTCGGATTCGTGGGAGTCCATCATGCGGCGGGGTCGGTCGTGAAACCGTTAGCCAAGGTGAAGCCGACGACGATCGGCGAGTTGGTCGATCGGGTCATGGAGCTCGGCGCGCGGGTGCGCAACGACGCGCGGGAACAAACGCTGTTAGAGCTCGACGCGGAGGCCGCCGCCGATACCGACCCGCGTCGGCCCGGGGTGTTTGCACCCGGTGACCGCGTCGTGTTCACGGCTAGGTTTTTGTACATGACCCACGCGTATCGAGATATCTCAACCGTGTTCACGATCCAAGCGTGTGCGTGTGCGCTATGCGCGTTTGGCGAGCACGTATGCACGACGGAGTGGCTTGCAGGCTACGATACGTTTCGGCACGTACACCGCTCGGCGATCCGACACCATGGCGCGTTACACGCCGACGACTTGCCGCCGACGGCGACGCCGATCTCAATCCCGCGTGCCGCCAATCAACGTTGGCTCAACCGAGACGATCGCGCCCGCGTCGATCGGGCCAAGCGAGGCCGCTAACCATGGCATGGAATACGACACACCTACGCGCGGAGATCGCGAGCGAGTTTGCGATCTTGAGTGCGGGCGATCCGTCACCGTCCAAGTATGGAATGCGGGTGTACTCGGTGCGTCGTGTTTATCGCCGCGTTTGGTCGAGGCCGACGATCGAGTGCGGCACGTGCGGCGCGCGATTTACGCCGCTCGACGCCCGCACCATGTATTGCTCGAGGCGGTGCGCGCACAACCATGCGTTGCGTGGTTACAACGCGCGGCGTAAGGCAAAGCGTTTGGCGGACCGATCCAACCGTGTGTGCGCCAACCCGCATTGCGCCAAGGTGTTTACGGGCTATAGCTCGCGGGCGATCTATTGCTCGAAATACTGTAGCAATCGCTGGCGTACCGTGCGCTACCAACGCCGCCGCCGGGGCAAAGACGAAACCGTGTTGCGCTTGCCGGGTCGTTGGGGCCGGTCGTGACGGCGGCGGCGCGGGTAACGCGCGGGGTGCTACGCGGCGACATGACCCGGGGTCGCCGGCTACTCATCGCGGTTTTGCAACTTACGACCGCTCGCGAGGTCGCCGCCCGGTGTCGCGTGTCGCCGATGAGCGTATGTTATTGGCACGCCGGGTATTTCACCCCGCGGGCTAGCAGGCGAGCGGCGCTAGCTAGGTTGTACGGGATCGCGCCCGAGGCATGGTTTATCCCGGCGCGGCACACCGCGCCAAACACGTAGTAAAGTTCCTTAGCCAACGCGCGCGGTCATGGTCGCGGGCGTGAGTTTGTTCGATACCGCCCGCGCCGCCGCCTCGGCCGCACTCACCGCCGCTACGTCGGTGTTGCTCGGCCGCTCGGCGTACCAACCGCCCGACGACGCGACCGCGCACCATGGCGTGCAGGAGTCCGACGTCGAGGCGATGCGGGAAAGCATGGGCGGCCAGATCGCGCCCATGCCAACGTCACAAACGCGTTGGTACTTGTCGGATCTCGAGTATGCGACGCATGCCGCCGACGGCGGCGACCTTGCACCCGCCGCTCGACTCATGCGGGCGGCGCGTAGTGACGGGCGTTTGTCCGGCGTGTTATCGACGCGCACCGCGGGCTTGGTGCGTTTGCCCAAGGTGTTTTACGGCGACCCTGAGATCGTGACGGCGCTCGAGGTCGGGCACACCGACCGCGCGGGCGACACGCGGTCGGTGTTTGACGAAATGTTCCCCCCGTCCGAGCTCGCGTTGCTCGCGGCCGACGGGGTGTTGTGCGGCGTCGGGGTTGCCGAGCTCGTACCGGTGATCGGTCGCGAGTACCCCGTCATGATCCGCCTCGACCCTGAATACCTCACGTACACGTGGCATGAAAACCGTTGGTACTTTAAGTCGATCGCGGGCCCGATCCCGATCACGCCGGGCGACGGTCGTTGGATCTTACACACGCCGGGCGGGCGTATGTCGCCTTGGCACCATGGTTTGTGGCGGTCGATCGGTCGGGCGTACATCCGTAAGGATCACGCGCAACTGTGTAAGGATAACTATGAGGCAAAACTCGCCAACCCCGCGCGCGTAGCGGTGTCGCCGCAAGGCGGTAGCGAGGAACAAAAGCAAGAATGGTTCCGACGCGTCATGGCTTGGGGTGTTAACAGTGTTTTTTCGCTCACCCCGGGATATGACATAAAGCTTATCGAGTCTAACGGTCGGGGTTGGGAAGCGTTTGATACGACGATCGCCGAGTGCAACACCGATATGGTGATTGCGATCGCGGGGCAAACCGTGACGACCGGCGACGATATGACGGGGTTTGTCAACGCCGACGTGCACAAAACGATCCGTAGCGACCTTATAAAATCGACCGCCGATGATTTGGCGCACACGATCAACACGCAAGGTATCCCGGCGTTTGTCGCCCAAGTGTTTGACCCCGATGAGGTCGCTACCAAAGTGTGCGTCGTGCAATGGGATGTTACGCCGCCCAAGGATCGCAACGCCGAGGCGACCGCGTTGGTGACGACCGCGACCGCGATTACGCAACTCGGTACCGCACTCGACGAGCACGATAAGGAGCTCGACGTCGAGGCTATGTGCGATCGGTTTGGTGTGCCGACCCAACCGCCCAAGCCCGAGGTCGGCGTCGAGGCCGCGCCGCCTGCCGCGGCTCTAAACGGTGCGCAAGTCGACTCGCTCGTAACGGTGATCAACCAAGTTGCACTCGGGCAACTACCGCGCGACTCGGCGGTCGTGATCATACAGGTTGCATTCAATGTCGACCCCGTCACCGCCGACCGTATGCTCGGGTCCGCCGGGCGCGGGTTTGTGCCGGCGGGTGTGCCGGTTGACGCGCCACTTGACCCCGCCGACGCGGTCGACCCCGACGCGCCGCCCGACGCACCCGCGCCCGGTGACGCACCCGACCCCGACGCCGACGCACCCGACCCCGACGAGTACGAGGTCGCCGCATGATCCGCCGCTCGACCATGCCGCCGCAACGCTATGCGCGCACGGGGTTACTCGCGGTCGACCCGTCGGCGTTCCTCGAGCTCTTTATTGTGCCGAGCTCGCGTGAGTCCGAGCTCATCGGATCCACGTGCGTGATCGATATTTGCGGGCCCCTCGACCAACACGACTCGGGTTGGGGCGACTCGTACGAGGCGATCCGCGGTCGCGTTGCCGAGGCGTGCGCGTCGTCGGCGCTCGCGATCCTGTTACGCATTGACTCGCCCGGCGGGGCGGTGTCGGGTTGCTTTGAAACCGTGCGCGCGATCCGCGCTATGTGTGCCGCCGCCGGTAAGCCGTTATACGCGTATTGCGATCACGCGACCTCGGCAGGCTACGCACTCGCGTCGGCGGCGTCGTACATTGCCGCGAGCTCGACCGCGATCCTTGGATCGATCGGCGTGATTGAAACACGCACCGACTTATCCGCGCGCAACGCCGCCGAGGGGATACGCGTCGAGTTTATCGCGAGCGGTGCACGTAAGGTTGACGGGCGCGTCGACGCCCCGATCACCGACGCCGAGCTCACCGCCAAGCGTGAGATCGTCGACGCGATCGCGGGTGTGTTTTTCGCGCTCGTCGAGGAAATGCGGGGCATACCCGCGCCCGAGGTCGCCGCGCAGCAAGCGGCTGTTTACCACGCCGAGGCCGCCATAGTGGCGCGACTCGTTGATCAAGTTGCGTCGTTTGAAAACATACTCACTCAAATTGCTACCGGAGGATTCACTGTTATGCCTAGTCCCTATGATAAGGCCCGGGCGGCGCTCGAGGAGGCCGCTAAGGGCGATGACGCCAACGCGGCCGCCGCCCGCCGCGCACTTGCGGCTATGGATAACGGCGGCGGTGACGACGACAAAGACAAACCCGTCGACCCCGACGCCGATACCGACGCGGCCGACGCCGACGCGGGCGGTGACGATCCGCCTGCCGACGCCGACGACGACGCGCCGCCGCCGCCGGCAAAGCCCGACCCCGCGGCCTCGACCCCGGGCGCGGGTGCGGCGACGCAAGCCTCGGCCGCGTCGACGCACTCGATCGCGCTTGCCGCCATGGCCAAGGCGCACGACCTAGAAGCGCAACTTGCGAGTGACCGCGTGCACGCCGAGCGGGTGCGCTTGCTCAACACCCGCCGCGACTTTGATCGCGAGCTACGCGCCGAGCTTATGAAAGCGTCGACGCCGATTGAAACCGTGCGCAGCATGGTCAAAACGCTTAAGCGTAAGCCCGTGCCCGCGGCCGCCGCGACCGCCGCCGCGACCGCGACCGGCACGCGAGGCGATAACCAAGGCGGCACGACGCCCGCCGCCGCGGTCGTTGGTAGCGGCGCACCCGGCACCGAGGATCCTCGGGCGGATATGGATGCCCGTATGGGCTTGACGCAAACGACGCTTGGCGTGACGCGCACGCGCAACATGTTGTTGTTCGGCGTCGTCAACAAACCTGCCGACGCCGCCTCGAGCGGTCAAGGGGTGACGAAATGACCGCACTAGCTAACGAGCGCATGTCGCTAATGGAGCGTTGGACCTTTAAGCAATTCCCCTTGGCGTCGGGGAAAAAAGCTTACAAGGGCGGGATCGCGGTGATCAAACAGTCGACCGGCAAGTGTGAGCCCGCGTCGGCCGCCGCGGGGCTATTGCACATTGGTAAGTTTGCCGAGTCGATTGACGCCTCGGCCGCCGAAAAACTCGTCAACGTTGATCTCGGACTCGAGATCGAGGTGTGTTGGTGGACCAACGACACGACCGCGCCCGTGACGGCGGATAAGGTCGGGTCGATCTGTTACTTGCTCGACGACCAAACGGTGTCGATCGATGGCACCTCACGATCGATCGCCGGGCGCGTTTGGGCGGTCGACGCGACCAAAGGGGTTGCCGTACAAAAACTCGGGTTGATCGTGACGCCGCCCGCGGCGTTTTCACTCGGTCGGGGTGACGCCGACACCGACGACGACGCGGCCGACGTCGACGGTGACCCCGACGCGCCGACCATGCCGCCGCCGCGCACCCCGGTCGCTACGCCCGCGGCCGCTACGCCGACGCGCCCCGCGTCACCCGCACCGTCGACCCCGACGTCACCGACCCAACCCGATCCAACCGCCGCGCGTAAGCCGACGTCGAGCAAATAGGAGCTACCATGCCCGCACTCACCCCAACGTATCTGATGGATTTTGAGTCGCGTATGCAGCGGCTCGTCGAGCAAGAATACAATCGTTTCAACCAAAACCTTTGGTACAACAAGATCACCAAGATCCGCACGACCGGTGCTCGGCGTGACGTGCTAACTTGGCTGCTATCGACCGCGACGATTAAGCCGCAAGGTAAAGGCGGCAATATCGCGTTTGAGGATCTGGTCGCGACCTACACCGAGGTTGAAACCGAATACTCGGGCGACGGTTTGAAATTGCGTAAGGCGCAACTCGAGGATACCGACGGCGACGGACTCGCACTTGGATCTGAGTGGTCACAACAAATAGGCGCCTATATGGCGTACTGGCCCCAGAAAAGGGTATCTCACCTATTGCGCAACGGGCACGACGCGACGTTGTACACGGGCTATGACAAACTCGCATACTTTGCAGCGGCGCACCCCGTCAACCCGCTCGCGACCGGCCTCGGTACGTACAACAACATATTCACGGGCGCGGCAGTGGGCACGTACCCCGGTGCGGTGCCGATCGACGAGTCGGTGTCGCCTGACACCGCGCTAGCCAACCTATCCAAGATCATGGCGTATATCGCCTCGATCAAAATGCCGAGCGGTGAGGATCCTCGTTTCTTGCGGCCGAGCATGATCCTTGTACCGCCTCGGCTGTTTGCCCGCGCAACCCAACTCACCGGTGCCAAGTTTATCGGTCAAGCGGTAGCCGGCGGCGGCGTCGCTACTGCCGACGTCGAGGCGTTGGTTAAGGCATTGGGCTACGCCATGCCCGTCATGGTCGACGAGCTCGCCGGGTTTGAAAACGACACGACGTATTTTGTTGCGTGCGACCAAGGTGTGTCGTCGCAACTCGGCGCGGCAATCTATACGATCCGGGAACCATTCAAGATCAATTTCTATGGCACGCAAGATCAAGCCTCGCTTGATCGCGCGCAGGTGCTCGAGTGGCATTGTATCGGTCGCAACGTCGTATCGGCGGGGCACCCGTACGCGCTATTCAAGTGCAAGGCGACCTAGCAGGTTACGCGGGCGCGGTCGCTTAGATCGGTGAGGTCGGACCCTCCGTAACCGGTCGAGCACCGCGCCCGCGGTTGTGTTGGTGTTACGTCACGCACGGCACGGGGCACCCATGGGATACCTCACGATCGATCGATACAAGGTGCTTGCGCTCGTACCGCCGTCGTACGTCGACGAGGTCGAGGCTATGGCTCCCGGCTTTACCGAGGCCGCGATCGACGTCGCGTCGGATTGGATCGACTCGCAACTACGCAAACGCTACGCGGCCCCGTTCCAGATACCGATCCCGGGCGTCGTCGAGCAATGGGTGTCACGCATGGTGACGCCCGATCTGTTAGTCAAACGCGGCGTCAACGCGACCGACGAGCAATTTGTGTACCTCGAGCGGCGGGCCGACGCCGCCGCCAAGGAAATACAAGAGGCGGCCAACTCCGAAACCGGGTTGTACGACTTGCCGCTACGCGACGATCGTAGCTCGACCGGGATCGTGTACGGCACGCCGGGCGGGTATTCGGAGCAATCGCCGTATGTGTGGACCAACGTGCAAGCCGAGGCCGCCCGCGGCGAGGATTACGCGGGGCGTGGGTCGGGCGGACCGACCATGCCCGCGGGGTCGCCTGACCCCTTTAGACGCGGCACCGGCGGGCCAGGTTGGATCCCATGACGACGCCCGATCACTCGGCGCTGGATCGCATGATCGCGTCGATCCGCCAAATGCCCGAGCTCGGGAAGCGTGCCGCGCCCGACGTGGCGCATGCGCTCGAGGCCGCGTTGCAAACGACGATCGCCGCCGGCAAAGCGCCCGACGGCACCGCATGGCAACTCACCAAAACCGGTGACGTGCCCCTTACGGGTGCGGCTAAGGTGCTCGGCGTCGCCGCCGTCGGGCCCGTGATCTACATGCGGCTACGCGGGCCCGAGGCACGGCACCACCTAGGTCGAGCTCGCGGCGGTGTCGTGCGGCCGATCATACCGACGGGCGCGCTACCGCCCGACTTGGTCAAGGTGATTGACCCGGTACTCGATCGACACTTTAAGGCGATCGCGAGCGGGGTTGGGGTGTAACGCGCATGCCCGACCAACTCGCATTGCCCAAGTTGTACGCCGACGTCGTCGCGCAATTCGCGGTGACGGCACCGTCGGTGTCACAACCGTTTGGCTGGCGTACGCCGCCTCGGCAATGGCAAGGGGCGTGTATCGCATGGGTGCCGGGCGACACCGCCGGGATCCTCGGGTCCGACTCACCCGCGCGTAACCCCGGTCGCGTGCCCCGCTCGATCGCCACGCTGCAAGAGCTCTTTCATTGCGTGATCTCGACCTCGGACCCGACCGATCCTGAAAACGAGCTCGCCCAATACATCGCGGTGCGGCTGTTACGTGACGCATGGCAAGTCGCGGTGTACCGCTCGGCGCACGGCACGTTTCGGATCGTCCAACAACAATGGAATATCGATCGCCAAAACGAGCGGCGTTTCGGCGCAACGATCATTGCGACGTGCGCACTTGAATCCGCGGTTTGGTCCGACGCGCTCGAGGTCGGCGTCCCCGTATACGACGCCTCGATCATCGCACCGCTATCGCTACTCGATCACACCGACACGATCACCGTTACCAACCCGGGCCCGACCCCGGCACCCAAGGATCTACCATGAGTCAACCTGCCGTCATTATCACCGAGATCGACGGGTCACTCGGCGTGTTGCCGCCGACCGCGGGTAAGTTGCTCGCGTGCGTCGGCGTATCGAGCAAGGGTACGATCAACGTGCCGGCAACGTACGCGCGCGTTAAGGACGTGATCGCGGCGTACGGCGACGGACCCTTGGTCGAGGCCGCGTGTCACTACATCGATCGCTACGGTCGCCCGGTGATCCTCGTACGCACCGCCTCGACGGTCGCCGCGGCGGTGTCGACGGTGACGACGAGCAATGCCGGCGGCACCGGGATCGCGACCGGTACCGCGGTCGTCACGATCAACAACACGCCGCCCGCCGCACCTGCCGACGATTACGAGCTCGGGTTGTATGTCGTCAACGGCGGCACGGTCGCTACGGCAGGCATTACGTACCAACTGAGTTTTGACGGCGGGCGCAATAAATCGGCGGTGACCCCGCTCGGCGTCGCGACGCAAATCGATACGGGCGTCGGCGTGATTTGGAAGATCGCCGCCGGCACCATGATCGCCGGTGAGTCGTACGCCGCGCGGGCGACCGCCGCGCAATGGAACGGCACCGAGATCATGGCGGCGCTGGATGCACTCGCCGCCTCGGTCGCCACTTGGGAAATCGTACAGATCGTCGGCGCGATCGACGGGGTCACGTTTGACAATATCGAGGGAAAGATCGCCGGCATGTTGAACGCCGGCAAGCCGCGCGCATGGGTTGGCAACACGCGTATCCCCAACGCGGGCGAGTCCGAGGCCGCATACCTCACCGCGCTAAGCGCGCTATTTGCGACCAAGTCGAGCAAGGTCGGCGAGCTATGCGCGGGCGCGTGCAAGCTTGCGTCGTCGGTCAACGGGCGCAAGTACCGCCGCCCGGTTTCCATGGCGATCGCCGCGCGTCAACAATCGGTGTCGGAGGAAATCAATATCGCCGCGGTCGATACGGGCGCGCTACCGGGCGTCGCAATCACCGACGCAAACGGCAACGTCGACGAGCATAACGAGTCGGTCAACCCCGGGCTTGACGACGCACGCTTTACGGTGCTCCGCACGGTCGACGGGTATCAGGGGATCTATGTCAACCGCCCGCGGTTGTTTGCGCCTGACGGGTCCGATTTCCAACTCATGCCGCACCGCCGCGTGATCAACATTGTACATATCGCATTGCGCGTGTACTTCACGCACCGGCTTAACAAGCCGGTGCTCGTCGACAAGTCGACCGGGTTTATCCTCGAGTCCGAGGCGTTGGAAATCGAGGCGGGCGCGCGCGCGGTCATGCGTGCCGAGGTGCTTGTAAAGCCCAAAGCCTCGGCGGTGCAATTCGCTTTGTCGCGTACCGACAATGTCCTATCGACCAAAACACTCACGGGGCAAGCGCGGGTCGTGCCGTTGGCCTATCCCGAGTACATCAACATTGACCTCGGGTATGTGAATCCGGCGCTGCAAGTTGTTAGCGTTTGACCCCTAACACGCGCCCCAACCGATCGGAGGCTACGTCATGGCGGATCAGTATCTAGTCAACGGCAACCAATATAGTTGGGCGTCGATCATCACCAAGTGTTACGACGAGGTATGGACGGGCTTTACTGCCGTGTCGTACGGCGACAAACGCGAGCGACAATACGCGTACGGTCAAGGTCGGCACCATGCCCCGCGCGGCCGCTCGCACGGCAAGTACACGCCGGAACCTGTTAAGCTCACGGGTTGGAAAAAGTCGGTGCAAACTTTCCTCGCCGGCCTCGCCGCCAAAGCGTCCGACGGTGCGAGCTATGGTGACGTCGAGTTTCAAATCGTCGTGCAATTCGTCGAGTTTGACGAGGGGTCGATCAACGTCGTGATCGAGCGGTGCGTGGTTACCGGGATCACCGCCTCACACGAAGAATCCGCCGATAACCTTAAAGAGGATATCGAGATCCAACCCATGTGGGTCCGCCGCAACGGGCT